CCTCTAGATAAAAGCAAACCAAAATGGGTGACATTTATAGAGCTCTCTCTCCAGTTTGCCCTGATTGGGACCCTCATGTATCTGACACGGGGCGTCATAAAGAAGATACCTTTTCCGCTCGAGGGAGTCTCGGGCTACATCCACTCGCAACTGAGTGAGCTTCGCTCGCTCCCTCTGATTGTCTTTATATTTATGTTTTTCCAAAAGAGAACTCAAGATAAGATGACGTATCTCATTTCAACTCAGAGTGTCATTCCGACAAAGTTTTGAAATTACCACTTATCTCCTTTCCTGATATTATCAATTGCCCAAAGTGGTTGCAAATTTGTCCAGTGAAAGCACTTTTTTTGCTCTTCAGGATCTTCCAAATTAAATGACGAGCAAGGACGAACGTGATCTATATGCCATTCACCATAATTTTCCCAAGTCATACCTTCTAAAAATTCAGCTTCAAGAAAAGTATACAATTCTTCTTTTGAACATCCAGTAAGTGTCATTGTGTTTCCTGTTTTGTTCTTTACGGCCATATATAACCTGCAGTGTAGGGCCATCATTACCCTGTACTTTGGATCAACATCTCTTCTTTTCTGAAGATTTTTACGTCGTGTTAAATTTATAGAATCTTTGTTTTCATTATAAAATTTTTTACATTTTTCATTCCAAATTTCACGATTATTATCTTTTTTCAATTTATCTTTTAAATTTTTACATTCTTTACAGTAGCTTCCAATTGGTTGTTTAATTCCTTTTTTTTCAAACAAGAGTATAGGTTTCTCAATATTACATAATCTACATATCTTTGTGGTCATGTAATAGAGAGGGTTTATTTCTCTAACGCTCCCGGTGAGACTTGAACTCACAATCTACAGATTAACATATCAGCCGACATAGCGGTGTCTGACGCCTTAACCAATTAGGCCACAGGAGCAAGGGGTATAAACCCCGACCGTTTTTAACGAGGTGGCACCCCCTCGATTCCCCCCAGAGTGCTCACATCGCAAACATTTTCTTCACACCTGTAATATTCCCACGGCAGGCCGGACAGTGCTTCTTGTCCCTCGTGGGTAACCAGCAGTAGTCGCAGACCACGTGACCACAGGGGTCGATAAATAAATCAACAAGTCGTTCCATACATACAAAACAAGTAAATTTCGCGTACCTTTCAGCATTCGTCTCGACCAGAACCTTCTTCATCGCCTCAACCTTTCCCTTGAGTTCCCCACATTGTAGAGTCAGGGCCGAGATGCCCTCTTCGGACTCGTGATTGTCTACTACACTAAGGAGCTTGGCCTTTAAGTCATCGTTTGTGATGTGTTCTGTAATCATCTTTGAAATTTTAATATTCTTATTTATCTCATCCAGCTGGGACATCTTCATGGTCAGGTCCTTGTTAGCCTTTTTCAATTTTAGTTTAAAATTGCCAAGCTCTTGCTCAAAGCTCTTCCATGACTCGTCAAGATCACATGGGACCGACTGGATCAGGGGTGCCTGATCACTGAATATGGGAGCAAAACCTCCAAGAGCCTCGAGTGACATTTCCAAGAGTGTCCTCGAGGGATCGAGATAAGCAAATGAGGCCATAATTGTACTAAATAAAATATCCTTATTTAGTAAATGTTAGGAGATTCAATTCTAGTAATGATTGCTATGGTACTTTTATCACTTGGAGTTCAGTCAATGCTCCAGGAATCGTCCCGTAAAAATTCAGTCGAAATAAGTAAATCAACGACTCTCATAGTTGCTGGTGTGTTCATAATGTTTTACTGGAACACAATCGTGCCATGAAGCTCTTTTTGGGGCGTATTATGAATTTTAAAGTAGAATTGAAGAGCCCAGAGTCTATAAACTTTCGGGCATCATTTCTTAGATCCTCAGGAAAGCCCGAGTCGAGAATGACCATTTCGAGAATCTGAAGGGCATTCTCCTCTGAGACATCAGCAAGATATTTCACTAGGTCAAATATGGTTTCGGAATTTTTAGGAAGTTTTTTGAACAGTCTGATATTCAGTATGTCATTTGTTTTTTCAAGAATTTCTGACAAGTCGGATGTTGGCATAGAGAGAGAAACAGCCTTTACAAGCTCAGCCCCTGTGAGGTCCTCCATTTTTATGTAGCTACATATTAAATGTCAGGAGTTGACACGAGTTTTTTCATTTTATTTGTACTTTTGTTTGGGGCCCTTGCAACAACGAATTTTATACAGGCTCAGACAAATGAGCAGACCAAATATCAAAATTATTTTGGAATAATTTACTTAATTGCTACATTTGCACTTGTGATTATAGGGTGGAAGTCGTTTTATCCTTAAGGATTAGAGTCCTATAAATGTAAATGAGTTTTTCACACCTCATAGGACATATTACGGGTGTGTGGGTGTCTCGTTCCGAACACCTCGAAAATATAATGACTAGAATTGCTGAAAAGTGTGGGTTTCACGTGGTCGGTCGGACTTTTCACCAATTTGAGCCTCAGGGGACGACGGGTGTTCTCGTGCTTTCAGAAAGCCACTTTAGTGCCCATACATATCCAGAACTTAATACGATTTATCTTGATGTCTTCTGTTGCAATCCCAATTTTGATCCAGAATTGTGTTCAAAGGTCATAGAGCAAGAGTTTGCATCCCTTAACGGGTCTTGGCAAGTAATCGCCAGGCGATAACACCCGCCACGAGAGACCACCCAACGAGATGATCAAGTTTATTCATTGCTTCAATTTTTTCGGGAGGAAGTTCATTAAAAGCTTCCTTGTATCCCCGAGGTTTGAACGGGAGCCAGAGATACCGTCCAAAGGGCACTATCGTTGGCTCCAGTTTATCATGACAGTTATAGGACCAGTCATACCATGCGAGTGCTATGTAAGGGAACCAAACAAGAAATGACAGGACCCAAAGGTTTTTTGAGGGTAAAAACCAATAGCCCGATGCGAGTACGGCTGTGAATATTATGCATTTAATGTTAAAATGAAATGGCCTCCCTGGAAAGAATCCTCCGGCCATTAATACATATCAATATTTTTAATACTTATTTTATATAAAGGTTCAACGTCAAGTTTTACAAGCTTACGATGTTCTGTAAAGTTGTCAATATTTATTGAAAATAAATCAATAGGAATATTGTAACATGTTGATTCTCCAAATATAAAATGCCATATAAATTCAAAAAATATACAATCATAAAATATATTTCTAGACATAAACTTGTCATACCAACTTTTGTATAATTCGAGTGGGTGTAAAAGTATTCTGTCCTTTGAAACAATAAATTGACCACAAGCAGGTATATTTCTCAAGATAAATGGATTATCAAAATTTTCCATATAAGTATCCCAAGCTTCTTGTAAATGCCATTGTGAATTATTTATAGTATCTGAAATAACACCATCTTTCCATACACTATTTAATGGAATAAATTTATATTTTAAATAATTTGCATTTCTTATACAATCTAATAAATTATAATTTTGATGCCATGAAGTTTCGTGACCATGAATAAATGCTGTATATTCTGGCAAATCATGGTATCTTTCTATAATGAATCTAAGATAAACAGTGGATTCATTACCTATATTTGGAATAATGTATGTTGGTTGAAGCCATGAAGGATCCGAGCCCTCCTTGTCAATGAGAACCACTGGAAATTCTGATTTTTTGAGCCATTCGAGATCTTCTTTCCAATGACTTGTAACAATGGTTACCATATATTTTTTAATTTTTTATATTTTAGTCTAAAAAACGAAAAAATTGTCTAAGCACACTTTCCTACAGAAGATCCTGTAGTCAATGCAACGGCCCCCGCGGGACAGCTCCCACTTGCACACTCCGCGCCAGTGTTGCACAAACAGCCCGGTTCTTTGTTTGTACCAACTCCTGGAGTTCCACCGGCACATGTCTGTACCTTGACGGAAACAGTTGGTTTTCCCATAAAACCAAAAACTATAGCAATAACTGTGACAGCAATAACAATACCTAATATGATAAGCCACTTGTACCTAGACCAGAACCCCTGATTCACAGAGACTCCATTGTTCCGTGCAGACATATAGTATTTGCAAATGTAAATTTCTGACTCAAAAGTTTTTCAACTTTTGGGTCTGAAGACCCGAAGTCGGGAGATTTTCCTTCGTTCGGTAGACCGTTTTTTAGTTTTATTAATTTAGTTGGAGAAGGCGAGGCCACCCATGCCAGACTGGATGCGCAGGATGTTGTAGTTCACTGCGAACATCTTCTGTAGGGGCGTTGCGTAACCAGCCTTCATGTTGATAGCAACCTGGGCATTATCAATGCGAGAGAAGTTGCAGGTGCCGGTGGGCTGGTGCTCCTCGGGCTGCAGAGCGAAGGAGTACACGTAGATGCCGGGGTAGGGGGTACCGGTGTGGTACACGAATGGCTGGTACTGGTTGAAGTACTTGCCGGTCTGCTCCTTGAAGCGGTCCTGGCCGTTGAGCACAACCTTGAAGTTGTACAGGGGGCCAACCTCCACACCAATCTGGGTAGAACTGGCGGCATTGGTCGTAGACTCCTCCATCCAGCCAACGTTGGAGGTCAGCTTTCCCCATGAAGAGGAGGCATCTGAGCCAGTGGTCAGTGCCAGAGTGTTGGAGAAGATGCGAGGGCAACCCAGGTCGTGGGGAAGGGCACCGGGTGCGAAAAGGGGGCTGGGTGCGCAGGTGATGTTCACGTTGGATGATGCTCCGGCCGTGAAGTTCCACATGGAGTTGTATGCAGTTGCGACCGTGTTCTGGTAGCACCAGATCAGCTCCTTCACGGGGTGGTTGAAGGACAGACGGATGGTCTGGGCACCGGGGCCGCTGGTAGAAGAGGCGGTCACGGAGTCACCGCCGGTGTGCTGGACCTGCTCGATCAGGTACTCGTGGCTCTTCTGGGCGAAACGGCGGCGCTCCTCCGTGTCCAGGTACACATAGTTGGCCCAGACCTCGAACACTGGAGCACTGGCGCCGAAATACAGCGTGAAATAAGACGTCAGATCGAAATCCATGCGGACCTCGTGGTACTGCAGAGCAATCAGGGGCAGGTACAGACCTGGGTTGCGGTTGAAGAAGAAGAGCAGGGGGAGGAACACGCTGTTCACGTTGGTGGAATCGGCGGTGGGTGCAGGGCTGGAGGCCATCTTGCCATAGTTGATCTTGTCAGACTCGCCCAGGAAAACCTCAGCGTACAGGCGGAACCACGTCTGGTAGTGCTTGTCGATGCGCTGACCGCCAATGGTCAGCTCAATATCGGCAATGGCGCGCTCAGCCACCCAGTTCATGTCAATGTTGGTACCAGTAGAGGTCAGGTTGGAATATGACACCTGCGTGGGCTGCAGGCGCACATACATGTTACCGACCAGATCGCCGTTGCGGGCAATCGTCACGGACACACGGCCAGAGTTGGAGGGGGTGCCGTTCACCGTCTGCTGGATGTTCTCCATTGCGAAATTGGTGTGGCGCTTGTAAACTGCCTGAAAAAAGGTAACCTTGGGCTGACCCGTAAGATAGACGTCCTGTGCGCCATAAGCGACGAGCTGCATAAGTCCACCGGCCATTTTGTAATATTACCCAAGAAAAAAATTTAGTTGGCAAATGCGAGACCGCCCATACCTGATGCTATTCTCAGAATATTGTAATTGACCGCAAACATTTGCTGGACCAAATTTGTTGGAAGGCCTGACTTGAGGCTAACGGCCACCTGTGCCATGTCAATTCTTGAAAAGTTGCAAGTGCCGCTGGGCTGGAGCTCTTCCGGCTTGAGTGCAAAAGAGTACACGTAGATACCTGGATACGGGTGACCGGTGTGATACTGGTACGGCTGGTACTGATTGTACCATTTTCCGTATTGCTCATATGCACGGTCCGTACCATTGAGAATAATCTTGAATTTGTGGAGCGGACCAACCTCTTGGCCGTAGGTTACATTAGACGTGCCATACTGTGGGAGACCACCCTCGACCCATAACACATTTCCGGTCAGAACGTTTGACTGGACCGAAATTGTGTTGCCCGTAGTTACATTACTCGTGTTAATAACGAAAAGATTAGAGCTCAGAGCGGGGGGAACGTACAAAAGGGGGCTGCCTGTGTTGTGGGGATGCTGGAGCGTAGACTGTGAAATCTTTGTAATATCACACGTTACATTCACGTTTGCGACACTGGAAGAAAAGTTCCACATTGCGTTGGGGTTTGCATTGGGCGCTGGATTTTGGTAGACCCAAACGAGTTCCTTGACTGGGTGATTGTACTGAATACGAATAACACTGGGTGTATTCTCATTAGAAGTACCTACAGGGTCTCCATTGACGTGCTGGACCTGCTCGATGAGATACTCCTGATTCTTTTTAGCAAACTTGTCACGCTCCTCCTTCTCGAGATACATGTAATTTGCCCACACGACCGGAGGATTTGTTCCGAAATAACTATTGTAAGAGGCTGTCAGTGTGAAATCTATACGGACCTCGTGATACTGGAGAGCAATCAGAGGCAGGTACAGTCCAGGGTTTCTGTTAAAGAAGAAGATGAGAGGTAAATAAACATATGCAATTGAAGTGGGATTGCTGCCGTTATTTGGAACGGGCATGGACGTCAGTTTTCCATAGTTTATCTTCTTGGACTCGCTCAGGAACACCTCAGAGTACAGGCGGAACCAGAGCTGGTAGTGCTTATCGATGGACTGGCCCCCGATAAAGAGTTCTACGGAATTAAAGGCTCTCTCGGCGACCCAGTTCATGTCGGCCACGACATTGTTGGAGGTCAACTGAGCGGTCGATGTAGGTGTAGGCTGAAGAACAACCCACATATCACCGATCAAATCACCAGTACGCGCAAGGGTCACAGAGACCAGGCCGCCAGGATTCGCCTGTCCGGCCAGAGTCTGAGGGACGGCCTCGATTGCAAAATTGGTGTGACGCTTATACACGGTCTGAAAAAATGTAACGGTCGGCTGTCCAGTCAGGTACACATCCTGAGCCCCGTAAGCGACGAGTTGAAGCAGAGCTCCTCCAGGCATTTTAGTATTAGTTGCGATTTTAATTGAGCTCTATTTTCTACATCATTAGTACAATGTCTCAGCGTCGCCCCCCGCCACCCAAAACCCCAGCCCCCCCTCCACCCTCAGAGGATGAGGAGGATGATGAAATGGAAGAGTATGAGGATGAGGGTCCCGATATGTTCGAGGCTCTAGGAAGTTTCCT